CTCAGGTGTCTACCAGCAAATCATCAATCAGATCCCACCCCACACAATCTACATCGAGCCCTTCCTGGGTGGTGGTGCAGTAATGTTGCACAAACGACCGGCGATCGTAAGCATCGGCATTGATAGCGATACTGCGGTAGTGGCTACCTGGATGGGGGCTTTTCTACCTGGTGCCAACGTCATTTGTGACGATGCGATATCATTTTTATCTTCCTATGCTTGGAAGGGTGGCGAATTCGTTTATTGCGATCCACCTTACTTATTTGAGACCAGGTCAAGCAAGGGCAGGATCTACGCAAACGAATTCGGCGATATTGGCCAACACGAAAAGCTGCTGACACTGCTGCTCTCCCTGCCCTGCCCCGTGGCGATCTCTGGTTACTGGTCATCGCTCTATGCGGACATGCTGGCCAACTGGCGCAGCATCCATTACCAGACTCGCACGCGTGGCGGCTCGACCGTCACCGAATATCTCTGGATGAATTACCGGGAGCCAAAGGAGCTGCATGATTACAGGTACCTGGGTGAAAACTTCCGCCAGCGCGAGCGGTTGAAGCGGATTCGAACACGCTGGCTTGCCAGGCTGGAGCGAATGGATGCACTGGAACGGTATGCGATGCTCGAAGCCATCGCCGAATATGGCGGTAAGTGATTCCTTGCTTCAGCATCGGCAGTTCTGGCGATAGGATCCGGAAAGTTGACCTGGTTGCATCGTTGTTTCTGGCGGCGTCTGCGGGTATCGCATTTTTCGTCGATACAGGCCTGCGAGATCCCGCATCGCTGTTTTAGTGGGGTGTTGCCCGGGCGGCCGAGCTCGTTGTTTGCAGCGATGGGCGCCGGCAGGTATCGACGAACGTGGCGATGGCAACCGGTCTGGCAGCGATGGGCGCCGGCAGATATCGACGGATGTGGCGATGGCAACCGGTCTGGCAGCGATGGATTAAGCGAGGGCGGCAGCCGGCAGGCGGAAAGATCGAATTCGAAAAGAGACTAAGCCCAGAGTAGGCAGTCTCGAAGGAATAAGGAATGCCGAGAAAGTTACCAGAAGCTGAGCGATACGCGCGGGGGGTGGTGAAGGGGGAGATCGTGGCGTGCAAGCTGGTGCGCCAGGCCTGCCAGCGGCATCTGAACGACCTAAAAACGGGAGCGGCCAGGGGGCTGTACTTTGACGCGGCGGCAGCTCAGCGCGCGCTGGACTTCTTCAAGATCTTACGGCACAGCAAGGGCGAGTGGGCCGGCCAGCCAGTGGTACTGGCGCCATGGGAGCAGTTTATCACCTGGGCGCTTTTCGGGTGGTACCGGGCGCCCCACCCGCGCTGGATCGTCGAAAAAAACGGAGAGCGGGAAGACAGCTCGGGGACGCGGCGGTTCCGGACGGCGTATCTGGAAGTGGCCAGAAAGAACGGGAAGACGACATTCTGTGCGGGGTTGATGTTGTACCTGACGTTCGCGGATGAAAAAGCCGGCGGGGAGCCGGGAGCGGAGTGTTACGCGGCGGCGACGAAACGGGACCAGGCCCGGATCGCGCACAGCGAAGCGGTCAGGATGGTCAAAAAGTCGAAGGCGCTGCGGGCGCACGGGATCAGCCTATACAAAGATAACATCCACTGCGAGGCACACGACCAGAAATTCGAGCCGCTGGGGGCGGACAGCGATACGATGGATGGTCTGAACGTGCATGCGGCGCTGATCGACGAGCTGCACGCGCATAAGAACCGGGAAGTATGGGATGTGCTGGAGACGGCGACGGGCAGCCGGCGGCAGTCGATGATTATAGCGATCACTACGGCGGGAACGGACCGGCAAAGCGTATGCTGGGAGAAGCACGATTACACGCGGCAGGTGTTGGAAGGGATCGTGGAGGATGATAGTTGGTTCGGGATCATCTTCACGCTGGACGAGATCGAGGTGAACGGGGAAAAAAAGCTGGAGGACTGGCGCAACGAGGATGTGTGGTACAAGGCGAACCCGAACCTGGGCGTGAGCAAGAAGTGGAGCGACATGCGCACAAAGGCAGCCCGGGCGAAGAGCATGACGCGGGCGCTGAATGCGTTTTTGCAGAAGGAGCTGAACGTTTGGGTACACGGGGCGGTGAAGTGGATGAACATGGAGGCCTGGGCAGCCTGCAGGGGCGATGTGGCGGCGCTGGACCTGCCGGAATACTTGAAAGGCAGGGTGTGTTACTCGGGACTGGACCTGAGTTCGAGCATCGACCTGACGGCGCTGGTACACGTGTTCCCACCGCGGGATGAGGATGAGCCCTGGTATGTGATATGCCGGTTCTACTGCCCGGAGGATAACATCGAGGAGCGCAGCAAGACGGACGGGGTGCCGTACCAGCAATGGGTGGAGGAAGGGTTCATTTCGACGACGCCAGGGAATACCATCGACCAAGCATGGATCCTGGAGGACCTGAAGAACGACATGGAGCAGTTCGAGATCCAGGAGGTACCATTCGACCGGTGGGGTTCGCCGGGCCTGCAGCCGAAGCTGGATGACATGGGGCTCACAATCGCGGCGTTCGGGCAAGGATACGCCTCGATGAGCGGGCCGATGAAGGACCTGGAGCGAATGGTGGCCAGGCACGAGATCGCACACGGGGATAATCCGGTTTTGACGTGGATGGCAGATAACGTGATCGCGGTGAAAGACCCAGCGGATAATATCAAGCCGGATAAGGCGAAATCGAAGGAGAAAATCGACGGGATTGTGGCGCTGATCATGGGCCTTGATCGGGGATTGCGAAACCAGGGCGAGGCGGGGAGCGTGTACGACCAGCGCGGGCCGGTGATGATTTGAGTAATTTGCGTATTGTAAAATTAGAATTTTAGTGCTAAGATAAAAGCGCAACCGCCAGTGATGGCGAAGCAAGCTTCCAACTGAGCCTTTGGACTATAAACGGGGCTCATTCAGCACAACAGGTTTGCGGAGTACTGCCCGCCAGATTGGATTCGTAAGAGTCCACCTGGTGGGCTTTTTAATTTAAGCCGGAGTCTCATGACCCTGCCAGATCCAAACTCAACCGAAACACCCCAGATCAGCGCACGAAAAAAGTTTTTCGTTTCCATCGAAACGACCGATATCATGTTTGGTATCGGTCTGGTGTGTTTGCTGGTGGGGCTGGGGCTGGCGATCGGTTGGGGTTGGGGACTGGCGGCGGTGGGTGCCGTGCTGGTGGGGGTGAGTTTGTGGATGATCGCGCCGATGCCGGCAGTGAAGGGGGATGACTGATGTTACGTAACCTGGCGGAACGTCGGATCGAGATGAATACGGCCCAGCCGGCCCAGACTACTGAGCGCCGGTGGAACCTGCAGGGGGCGGGAGGGTCAGGGAACGCCTTCACGGGGGCGAATGTTTCGATGGAAACGGCCATGGGTGTGCCGGCGGTGATGGCGGCGATCTCGGTGCTGACGGAAGATGTGGGGAGCCTGCCGTGGTTTTTGTATCACCGGCTGCCGCGCGGGCGGGAGCTGGCCATCAAGCACGCGGTGTTTACGGTGCTGCATGACCGGCCGAACCCGGAAATGACAAGTATGGAATACCGGGAGATCGGCGTGGGGCACGTGGTGGGGTGGGGAAACAGCTACAGCCAGATCATCCGCTCGAAGGCGGGGAAAGTGGCGGAGTTGTGGCCGCTGCGACCGGACCGCATGAACGTGGCGCGCGATAACAGCGCAACGGGGAAGCCCAAACGGTATCTGTACACAATGCCGGACGGGAGCCAGCAGGCGTTCCTGCAGCAGGAGATCCTGCACGTGCCGGGCTTCGGGTTCGATGGGCTGGTGGGTTACTCGAAGATCACGATGGCGAAGCAGGCGATCGCCATTTTGATGGCGACGGAGCAGTTCACGGGCAGCTTCTTTGCCAACGACGCCCGCCCGGGCGTGGCGCTGGAATATCCCAAGAAACTGAGCGACAAGGCACTTGAGAACATCATCAGCACCTGGAACCTAAGTTACCAGGGCTCGGGGAAGCGCAGCAAGGTGGCCGTGCTCGAGGAGGGCGTCAAGATCACGGAGATCGGACTGCCGAACTCGGACGCAGAGTTCATCCAGACCAAGCAATTCGGGCTGGAAGAGGTTTGCCGGATCTTCCGGATCCCGCCGCACAAGCTGCAGCACCTGGTGCGGGCGACACTTAACAACATCGAGCAGATGGGGATCGAGTACGTGACGGACTGCCTGCGGCCGTTGCTGGTGAAGTGGGAGCAGCGGGTGAACATGAGCCTGCTGACGCTGGCCGAACAGGCAGAGTATTACAACGAGATCCTGGTGGAAGGGCTGATGCGGGGGGATATGGCCGCGCGGTATAGCGCGTATGCGGTCGGGCGGCAGTGGGGCTGGCTGAGCCAGAACGACGTGCGGGAAAAAGAGAACATGAACCCGGTGCCGGGCGGCGATACGTTCATGGTGCCGTTGAACATGGTGCAGATCGGAGATACAACGGCGCAAGGGGAGCCGATGGACAGCACGCAGGGGAATCGTTCCAGGAAGCTACTGATCGATCAATTCAGCGACGAGCTGCGCATGAAGCGGGCCAAGAGCTCGGTAGCCATGCGGCGCCGGCTAATGAACACGCAGAAGCCGGTTATCCAGGATGTGGCGGCCAGGTGCCTCAGGCGCGAGATCCACGACGTGAAAGAGGCAGCGGCAAGGTTCCTAAAGGGCCCATCGGCTGCATCGGCACGCGACGCCGGGCAGATGGACGTCTGGCTGACGAACTTCTACCAGGGGCACCAGGACTTCGTCCGCAAGCAGTTTGCGCCGGTGATGACCGGATACGGGCAGCTGGTGGCAGGGGCGGCCGGCGACGAAGTATCGGCGGATGGCTGGACGCCCGAGGTGGAGCAGTTCGTGCGCGCATACCTGAACAGCTACGCGGTGAGGCACTGCGGCATTTCGGAAGCCGAGACCCGCAAGATGATCGAGAAGGTCCTGACGGAAGCGGCAGCCAGTGGGACGGATCCGCTGGAGGCGCTGAACGGGGAGCTGTCGGACTGGGAAGATGTTAGGTCAGGCGAGATCGCCGGGCGGGAGTCGGTCCGGGAGAATAACGCCGTGGCCAAGGCGGTCTTCATGGGCGCTGGCTTCTCTGAGCTGGTCTGGATCGCCAATGCCAAGTGCTGCGACTACTGCGCCAATCTGAACGGGGACGTGGTCTCGGTTACCGAGAATTTCCTATCAGCTGGTCAAGATTTTCAACCAGACGGGACGAGCAGCCCGCTGAAACCTTCCGGCAACGTTGGGCACCCGCCGGCGCACGATGGCTGCCAGTGCCTGGTGGCGGCATATAGGTGACGTTATGAAAGAAATTCCATTGACCCAGGGAAAAGTTGCAATTGTAGACGACGATATGTTTGAAGAACTATCCAAATTTACATGGTTTTGCCACAGTAATGGTTATGCGGCCCGGCATATTTGCTGCAAAGGGAAGCAAAGGACTGTATGGATGCATCGTGTAATTGCCGAAACTCCTGATGACATGGAAACCGATCATATCAATGGTAATAAACGCGACAATCGGCGTTCCAATCTACGAAGGTGTTTTCCGGTTGAAAACAGAAGGAACATGAAAATACGTACCGACAATTCCAGTAACTTCAAGGGTGTTTCTTGGTTCGAAAGAGACAATAAATGGAGCGCAAGAATTGGAATAGGCGGAAAACGTATCCATTTAGGTTTGTTCGAGAACATTCTTGATGCTGCTCGCGCATATGACAAAGCGGCGCGAGAACAATTCGGCGAGTTTGCCAGGACAAACTTTTGAAGAGAGGTAGGAAAATGCCAGCGATTGGTACACATCACACAGCAACGGTTGACACTGCCTGGAGCGGTGGCGAGAACACCAAAAGTTTGAAGACGGACGGCGACGAAGCCTATTACCGCGGCGAGTTCGCCTGGCAGGATCCGGAAGGCGACCCGAAGACCAAGGGCGCTTACAAGCTTCCTCACCACATGGTGAACTCGGACGGCAAGATCGGGGCAGCCAACGTGAAGGCCTGCCAGTCGATCATTAGCGTGCTGAATGGCGGGATGGGCGGGGTGGATATCCCGGACAAAGACCGCCAGGGAGTTTACAGCCATGCTGCAGCGCACCTGAAGGATGCCGGCGAGACACCGGCCGAGCTGAAGAGCGATGTTCCAGAGACGAACGTGGAACGCCGGTCGGTAAGCTTCGAGATGCGGGCGGCCATGGTGGACGACAAGCCGGTGATCAACGGCGTGGCAGCGGTCTACAACCAGGAAACCACGATCGGGAACTTCTTCCGGGAAGTGGTTCAACCAGGCGCCTTTGCCCGGGTGCTCTCCGAGAACCCGGACGTGATCGCGGCCAATAACCACGACTGGGCACAGGTGTTGGGGCGCACCACCAACGGTACGCTGCACCTGAGCGACCAGCCGGACGGGTTGCACTACAGCATCGACATCAACCCGGCCGACCCGGAAGCGATGAGCCTGTATGCCAAGGTCCAGCGCAAGGACATCAGCCAGAGTTCCTTTGCGTTCACGGTCCGCAAGGACCAGTGGGACCAGCCGGCAGATAAGAATCTTCTGCCGCTGCGGACGGTTCAGGAATACGACGAACTGATCGACGTCAGTCCGGTGACTTTCCCGGCGTATCCCACGACGAGCGCGGCAGTACGGTCGAAATTGAGCGAGTTTCAGATCCAACCATCCGAAAGCCAGGCGGCTCAGGATGGGATCGCAGCCAGGGACCAGGTGCAGGCGCGCATGGCCATGCGGCGGCGAATGCTGGATCTGTTGGAAATAGCGTAATTCGATATTGGTAATCGAAATTTGTAAAGGAGAAAAAGCATGAAAACATCGATTGAGTGGCGGCAGGAACGGGCCGCGAAGATCGCCGAAGCACGCACTCTGGTGGACAAGGCCGACGGTGAAAACCGTGACTTTACCCCGGAAGAGCGCACGGCGTATGTGGCCCTGATGGGCGAAGATGGCAAAGGCGGTGCGATCGGCAAGTTGACCACGACCATCCAGGAGCGCGAGCGCCTGGAAGAGCTGGAACGCGATCTGGGCGAGCCAACCCGTGAGGCGATCAAGCCGGAAGGCAAGAATGCCGACAAATCCAAAGTCATTAAGCGCGCTGAGTTCGACGCGTTGGAGCCCGCAGACCGGATGAAGTTCTCGAAAGCCGGCGGGACAGTCGAGGACTGACCTCATTTCCCTGCTCCATCCCCACACCTTCGGTGTGGAGAGGAGCGAAGTATGGGAAAGGGAAAGTTTAAGGAGAATTTGAGATGGCAAATACACTTACCGGGCTCATGCCCACCATGTACGAAGCCCTGGACGTGGTCAGCCGCGAGCTGACCGGGTTCATTCCGGCTGTCAACCGCAATTCAACCGCCGACCGGGCCGCGGTCGGCGAAACCGTGTCGTGGCCGGTAGTACCGCCGCTGGCCGCCAGCAACTTCACGCCGGCAGCCTACGGCCCGAGCCCGAGCGATGTCACCGTCGGGGCGCCGACGCTGACCCTCAGCAAGAGCAAGAACGTTCCGTTCTACCTGACCGGCGAAGATATCCGCGGCCTGAAGAATGGCAGCAACGACCAGATCATCATCAAAAACGCCTTCGCCCAGGCGATTCGCACGCTGGTGAACTTGATCGAAGCGGACCTGTTCGCAGCCGCCTACCAGGGCGCCAGCCGTGCATACGGTACCGCCGGCACGACCCCGTTCCAGACCGCTACCGACCTGACAGACATTGCCAGCACGCGCAAGATCCTGGAAGACAACGGCGCGCCGATGGGCGACCTGCACCTGGTGCTCTCGACGACCGCAGCCCTGCCGCTGCGCGCGAAGCATGAAGAGCTGTTCCGGGTGATGGAAGCTGGAACCGATGCCATGCTGCGGGATGGCACCCTGGGCCGGTTGGAAGGCTTCAACCTGCACGAAAGCGCCCAGGCTACCGTGGTCACCAAAGGCACGGGCACCAGCTACGTGACGAACGGTTCGACGGCGGCGGGTGTGAACGCCATCGTGCTACAGACCGGTTCGGGCACGGTGCTGGCGGGCGATGTGGTGACCTTCGCGGCCGATGCAAACAACAAGTACGTGGTGAACGTGGGCGTGACTGCTCCGGGCACCATCACGATCGGGGCCCCCGGCGCGCTGGTGATCATCGGCACGAGCAACGCCATGACGATCGGCAACAACTTCACCCCGCTGTGCGCCTTCGATCGCAATGCGATCACGCTGGCGACCCGGGCACCGGCTTTGCCGCCCCAGGGTGACGCAGCCGATGATGTGACCGAGATCACCGATCCGATCACCGGCCTGGCGTTCCAGGTGGCCATGTACAAGCAGTACGGCCGGATCGCCATTGACGTGCGCATCGTTTGGGGCTGCGCAGCCGTCAAGAGCAACCATATCGCGGTGCTGCTGAGCTAAGCGAACGGTAAAACGTAAAGAACAAAGTCAAACCCCTCTCCTGGACAAAGGCGCACGCGGTGCGCCCCTACCAGGAGAGGGGAAAAAGAAAAAGGAAGGAAGTGTGAAATGAAAAATGGTTTAGTGGAAATGATCCTGGACGGGGAGACGATCCCGGTCCACCCGAGTGCAGTGGAAGCGCACAAGAAGATCGGCTGGAAGCTGGTCAATCCGGAAGATCAGATCAAGATCATCGAGAGCGGGCTGGCGGTCACGCCAGGAACAGCCCAAAAAGGCGGCAAGCTGGTGAAGATGTTCGATACAAAGACCGGCGCGACCGCCGAGGTGCACCCGGCAGCCATCGAAGCGCACCTGAAGGTGGGCTGGAATATCGTCGATAAGGACTACCTGAAGGCAGCCGTGGAGACTGCCCAGGCACAGAAGCCGACAGAGAAAGCCGCGCTGGCGCACAAGCCCCCAAAGAGCTCATAAAGATTGTCAGCATCTACGACCCATTCCCGGAGTCTAGATCCGGAAATGGAAATTAGAAAAGGACGTGTCTCATGGCGAAGACCAGATTGACCAAGAACGGTGTGACCATTTATGTGAACCCGGGAAACATGGCTGCGCATCAGGCGATGGGATGGATGCCCAATCCGGTTGCCGTGATCAATGCAGGCGCGCTCTCACTGGATGCGGTGCTGGTAACTGTGCCGGCCGCGCGGTTGAACGAATTGGATCTGCCGCCCATCGCAGTAGGGAAACTGGAAAATTTGCACCTGCGTCACTACCAGATAGCGCCAGTAGTGGCGGGGGCAGCGGTGGTACATGCGGCCTTGAACCTGAATGTGGCCACGCAGCAGATCTTGACTGGGATCAGCAACCCGGACGTACCGCGGGTGGCCAGCATTACGGGCGGCTTTTCGGGACAAACCGGGAACGTGACATTGCTGGGGACGAACATTCAGGACGAGAATATCAGCGACACGATTGCATTGTCGGGAACCAGCACGGTGAACGGGACGAAGGCTTTTAAGAGCATCGTAGAGATAGACGCTCCGGTGGAAACGCACGCACACACCGCCCAGGTGAACACTGCCACGGTGGTCGGAACGATCACAGGCAGCGGTAACGTCACCGTGATCGTTACGGCAGCCGGGATGACCGGCAGCCCGAAGACGATCAGCGTGGCGGTGTTGAACGGCGATTCGGCTACGGTCGTGGCCGGCAAGATCATAACGGCCCTGGCAGCTGACACGTCGGTAAACGCCAAGTTTTCGGTCGGTGGAGCGGGTGCCAACGTGGTACTGACTGCCCTGGTCGCGGCTGCGAACGATGCCACGCTCAACATCAGCACGGCCAATGGCACGTGCACCGGCTTGACCACTGAGGCAACTTCGGTCAACACCACGGCGGGGGTACCGTACGACACGGTCAGCGTAGGAGAAGCGGCCATGGTGGGGTTGCCGCACATCGTTAGCTATCCGGCGGCGATGCTGCTGGCCCTGTTCAACGGGACGGCCGATTCAGGCGGCAGCCTGGCGGTGGACAGCACGTACATCGAAAAAAATCTATACACGCCAGCGGGCACGTATAACGGGACGAAGTTGCTGGACCTGTATTACATGGCGTAAAGCCCGGCTCCTTCCTTCCCCGGGCATACGACGGGAGTGGTCTGGAATAGATAAGAGCGACACAAAAAGCCCTCGGGCGAGGCTCGCCGCCACTCCCGTTATTTTTTGAGGATAACGCATGGACCGACTGTACTGCACATTTGCCGATATGATCGCCGATCTCAGCCCGACCCTGGGCGGAGACGAAGTCACCTGGTTGAAGCACATCCGGGCGGCCAGCCAGTTCATCGACGTGCGGCTGGGAGCGTACATCCCTTATGCGCAGACGATCAGTTGCGACGGAAGCTACGGGGTGCAGCAGAAGCTGCCGATGCCGCTGCTGGAGGTGACCGGCACCGTGATGAACTGGACGACGGCGTTGACCACGGGGACGGACTTCTTGCTGTGGCCAGACGACCGGATGTGGCCGAATGGCCCATATACGAAGCTGGTGATGGCTCCGCTGGCGCCGCATGGAACGATCTGGCTGCCGTTCGCAGACGGCGTGAAGGTGCCCGGCCTTTGGGGTATGTACGAGCTGGCGATCGACACGGGCGTGAACCTGGCGGCGGCGCAGACGGACGGCGTGGGCACTTCCGTGCAGGTGGCAGACGGTTCGAAACTCTCGCCCGGAATGGTTCTGTTCCTGGATGCCTCAGAGCAGGAGCTGATCACGGCGACAGGCGCACCCACACCGGCGGTTACCACACTGAGCCAGGCGATGAGTGCGACGGACGATGTGATCACGCCGGGAAACGTGAACGCGGTGAACGTGGGCGAGACGATCCGGGTGGACTTCGAGAAGATGCTGGTGGTGGATAAGAATGTCGCGCAGTGGTCGGTGTATCGCAGTTGGAACAAGACCAAGGCCAGCGCGCACCTGGCCGGTGCGAATGCGGATGTATACCGCACTTTTACGGTTTCGCGGGGTGTAAACGGAACGACCGCCGGTGCGCACAATAACGGGATCGACGTGCTGCGCTACGTGCCTCCGGAGGACGTGGGATTTTTGTGCCGATCGATCGCGGCGCTGATGAAGAAGTTGGCCGACAGCCAGTTTGCCGGGCGCACCGGCGACGCAGCCCTGGGGACGGTCTTCTACAACGACGCATTCCCCAAGGATACGTTGGAGAAGTTGGAAGAGAATTACGCGCTGAATTAGGAATCTATGAGCGATCAGGAAGTTGTTTTATCAGACGATGTGCAGGCGCAGATCTCAAAGCTGGATGGGATCGGCGACCTGTTGCAGAAGTACATGCGGCCGGCCATGCAGCAGAGTGTGTCACTGCTGGCGGGAGCGGTGGAACCGAACATCCCGACGTTGACGGGCTACGCACGCGAGACGTTCGGGACGCACGTGCTGAACGGCAGCGGGCTGAACATGACTGGGTACGTGGGCTGGAAGGGCAGCCCAACCGCCTGGTGGATGAACATCGTGGAATCGGGCGCGAGGCCCCACCCGCTGGTGCCTGGGTTTACGAGCCGGCGGGGACCGGGCAAGGCGGGCTGGGCGGGGATGCAGAAGCTGGGTGTGACGCCGCTGGGCGAGCACGTGAAGATCGGCAATACCTGGGTGACGATGCACACGCACCCGGGCTTCGCAGGAAGATTTCTCTTGTCGAACGCGCTGGACGAGAACCAGGACGCAGTGGAGAGCATCTTCAGCCAGGCTGCAGACGACATGCTGGGAGAAGTGAGCATCAATGATTGAGAACTGGATCGACCTGGTGTGCAAGGCCTTCGGGACGCTCGGGACGGATGGCAACGGCCAGTTGACCTCCTACCGCACATTCGAGAAAGGCGAGATCCCCTCAGCGCTGAGCGTGTACCCGTGCGCGATCACGTACGTGCCCGAGCTGGAGCCGAATTACAGCGCGGGAGCGATCAGCTCGCTGCTGTGGTCTGGAACGACTGAGATCCACGTCACCCCAACGGTGGACCCGGCTTTATTGCCAGGCGTGGAGAAGTTCTATACCCGGGTGCTGCAGATGATGACCGCCAATCGCAGCCTCGGCGGCAAAGTGCAGTATTTCATGCTGCCGGAGGGTTCGAAGGCGGTCCATATGACGGTACTGCAGTACGGCCAGGGACCGGCGCATTATGGTCTGATCGTCACCTGGGAAGTCCTCGAAAACGTCTCGCTCCCGCTGAGCGGGTAAGGAGAACCATGTTGAACTATATCGGTGATGGAAGCGCAATTATCGGGATCCCGGCCCGGGATCTTACGGATGATGAAGTTGCACAGCTCGAGCCCTGGCAGGTGGATAACCTGATAGCGTGCGGGTTGTACGCAAAACCGGCTGAACCCACAGCCACGAAAACGACCGGCAAGCCGGCCGATTTGACACCAGCCACAGACGGCCAACAGGAGGCGTAACCATGCCAGCCAATCTTAATACCAATTCAGGTTCGAAAGCGATGCGCAAGATCCAGATGGGGGCGGAAACGGTGCTGGGAACGCCTGTGCCGGCGACGGCGCTGTGGCGCGGTACGGGTGCGCTGACGGATAACCGCCAGGTCGTTTATCCCAAAGAGGATGTCGGGATCGCACCAGGCGCAGACCGGGTATACATCCCGTTCCTGGGAGCCAGTCTGGCTTTATCGCCCATCGAAGAGAACTTCGAGCAGGGACCGTACCTGTTCGAACTGGGCGCCAAGAAGGTCGGGTCGGGCGTGGCGGATGGTGCAGGCTCGGGCAAGATCTACAACTACCCGTTCTGGTACAACGCGAGTAACAAGCCGACGCAGGCCGGGATCGGGGTGCGCACGTTCGAGGCGGGCGACGATATGCACTTCGAAAAGATGGAGTTTGGCTTTGCGGACACGATCACCCTGGACGGCAAGGGCAAGGGTGCGTGGATGATGAGCGGGACGCTGCTGGGCCGGCAGGTGACGATCGGAGCGGTCTACACGGCAACCACCATCAGCTTTACCAACAGCCACAGTATCGCCGACAGCGCCAACGGGTTGGCGGTCTTCCCAACCGGCGTGATCGTGAAGGTGATTGGTTCGAACCTGAACGACGGCATTTACACGGTAACTACCGGGGTAGCAGCCAGCCTGACCGTGACCGAAACGACCGTGACGGAAGCGGCCGGGAATACGATCACGATCATCCAGTTCTTTACGGGCGGCGCGGCTGGCTTGCCGCTGGTGGCCGTGGAAGACATCCCCTTTGGGACGAGCAAGTTGTTTATCGATGCGGTCGGCGGAACGATCGGCACCACGCAGATGCTCTCACTGCAGGCGGCAACCCTGACGATCAAGACCGGCGTCGTGGGCCAGGAAGCGGCCAATGGGTCGATCACGTTCGATCACCTGGAATTCGAGCCGGAAGATATCACGCTGGCGATGACGTTCCTGATGACGAACAGTCTTTTAGGCAGCGCAATCACGGAGAAGAAGAACTGGCAGACCAAGTTGCCTCGGTTGGTGCGGATCCAGAGCACGGGCAGCGCGCTGACCACGCCGGGCACAAGCTACTCGGTGAAGACGCGTAACATCGACCTGTGCGGCGTATGGGATAAGTTCGATGCAATTGGCGATCTGAACGGGGTCGATATTGTGAAGGGCACGCTGCATGCCAAGTACGACGCGACAGCAGCGAAGTATTGCAATATCACGTACGTCAACCAGGTGGCCAGTTTGCCGTAAATCGGAAGAAAAGGGGGCGGACATCGTCCGCCCCTACCAATTGGAAGGAAGGAAGAAGATGCAGATCAAGGTGCAGAAGGTGATCGTGGAGGCACTGGAGCTGGGGGCGTATCACAAGCAGTATGCGGGCCAGAGTGTGCAGGTGTGGGTGAACCCGCCGAGCGAAAAGCGGCGGGAGTTTTCGCTGCTGAGGGATGAGATCAAGAAGCTCGAAGACGATCGGAAGGAATTACGGGAAACGATCGTTCCTGATGCAGCCGAGAACTTGGGGAAGCGGACGGGGGAGCTGCTGGTGAAGATGGACGAGTGGCTGAGCGAGATGTGGAGCCAGGGACCGCAGGAGACACATCTGTCTGTGGCTGAGATCGTGAAGCTGCGGGAAGAAACGTTCGACATCGAGCCGCAGTTATTCGGCTGGCTGGTAATGAGCAGCCGGCGCATGATGGTGGAGCACCTGGGCGCTGTAAAAAAAGCATAAACGCCGCCTGCAGTTTGCTGGCAGTCGGCGCGGAAACGGAAGATCCTTATATGACCAGAGTGCTGCGGGCACAGAAGGTGCACCTGGTGACCGGCAAGCCGGTCTGGCCGTGGGAAGTAGACACCCTGGTGCCAGAGGACTGGATGGAGGCGATCTGCGCGGTGGTGGATGAGATCCCGGCGAGGATGCCGAAAAGGTAAAGCGTAAATGGCAAAAGATAGTCTGCTCAACATTATTTTGAATATCGTCAAGCAGGGCAGCGGGGATAAGGATGCCACCAGCGGGATGGCCGACCTGGAGAAGCAGCTGGGCGATACTACGACGAGCCTGATCGGCTCGGTAGTGGGCTTTACGACGTTGAGCGGGGCGATCTACGCGGGGGTGGCGGCGCTGAAATCGTGCGTGGACGCAGCCGAGCAGGCCCAGACGGTCGAAGCACAGCTGGGGGCAACGATCGAGAGCACGGGCAGGAGCAGCGGGACCAGCACGCCGCAGATCGAGGCGCTGGCGCAAAGCATGACGGGGCTGTTCAGCCGGACGGACATTGAGACGGCGGCGAACACGCTGATGCGCTACATGGACATTCCAACCAGTCAGATACCGGGCGACCTGGCGCTGATCGAGAACCTGGCGGCGGGCCTGGGCGAGACGCTGCCGCAGGCGGCGGACACACTCGGGAACGCGCTGGAGACGGGCAGGGTGCGGGGGCTGGGGTTCAGTCGAGAGATGACGAACGAGATCAGCCTGCTGGCGACGCAGGGGCAAACGGCGCAGATGGACCAGTTGATCCTGGACCAGTTGAGCGAGAAGTACGCCGGGCAATATAGTGCGGCGCTGGACACATACGCCGGCAAGCAACAGGAATTGAAATCGGCAACAGACGAGCTAAAAGTGGGGGTTGGGGACGGGTTATTGCCGGTGCTGGAGCAACTGGAAGATCTGGAAACCAAAGAGGTGCAGGACTGGACGGGATTTGGTGAATTTTTTGGACAGATGGTGTCAGACTTGGTGGTCGATGTGGAAAACATGGCGAAGTTTGGAAGCGCCACCAATCCCTTCGCGAATCTCTCCGGATGGGTATCGGGGGGATTTACACCACAGATCGATGACGCAGCGGCGCGATGGAAGAGTCTTCAACACACGCTGGCCGACACGAGTGGGACAGATGCAGCTACGGATGGCATTACCACACTGGACAAGGCACTGCAAAGCCAGGATAGCTGGGAGCAGATGTACACGAACGCAAAAACAGCCAAGGACCAGACCGACGATATGTTGAAGATGCTGGGAAGTGACGTTCAAAGTATTACTGGGGAAATGGGCCGCGATGGAACGACGGTCTGGGATGGTTTCCTGACGTCGACGGGGAAGCTCAGCGCGGCGGCGATCAATCAGTTTGCAATGGTGCAGATGGCGTACAACCATATTAAGGATATGCTGTCGCAGGGAATCTCGCTGAGCGTGGTGATCAGTTACATCCAGTCTTTTACGGGCAGCGGAGCGGCGCCCTATGATAAAGGGGAGATCGACGGGAGCAGCTCAAGCTCAACCTCGAGCAGCAGCAGTGGGGGCACCATCCCGGCCGGTGAACACTGGGTGCCGGACCCGAAAAACCCAGGACACTATATTCTGGGATATGCGGCGGGGGGGCAGGTGGCGCCGAATTCGATCCTGTACAACGAAGACCCTACAACGAGGCCGGAAACTTTCGTTTCAGGCGGCGGCTATATGCTGACCAAGCAGGATGCCCAGGCAGCACTGGGAGGCGCAGGGGGAACGATCAACCTTTACGTCAACGGCGCCGGCGATCCGGCGTCCGTGGCGCGTGAAGTGATCCGCCAGCTGGGGGCGACAGTGAACCTGCAGGGAGCCAGGACCCGGCTATGAGCTACCCGACCCAGATGATCCCGCAGTTCAAGATCGCAGGAGTGGATGTCACGGCGCACGTGGACCCGACCACGTCAACCTGCACGAATGTGCTGACCAAGCAGGTGGACACGGCTGAGCTGTACATGTACGATGTGGCCAGCCTGGGGATCCTGGAATGGCAGGAAGTGATCATCACGGACCTGGTGAGCGGGACGAAGCTGTTCGGCGGGTACGCGCAGCAGGGAGCGGTGAAGAGCTTCGCCGGCGGGACGCGCCTGGACATCAGCCCGCTGCACTGCGCGGACTACAGCTGCCTGTTCGACCATATCCGCATCAAAAAATCATATGCACCGGTGAATTCCACTATCACCGACCGGGCCATTATTCAAGATTTATTATCTACATATTGCTCGGTCATCGACACGAGCACGTACGTGCAGGCGGTGAACAGCTACCCACGCATCTCATTTTCCAGCAACACGCTGCGGGCGATCTTGGACCAGCTGGCCAGCGCGGCGAACGGGTACTGGTATGTGGATTACAACAAGAAGCTGCACTTCGGGCTGAGTGAAAACAACCCGGCGCCCTTTGCGATCTCGGACGTTCTGTCGCACCAGGATCTTCTAACGGTGTTCCCGTTGGGGAGCTTTGTGCACAACATCGACGGGACGGGCATCGTGAACCGGGTGGAGGTGGTGGGTGGTAATTATCTCTCCGCCAACCAGACGATCTATGTGGCCGGCACTGGTCAGAGCAACATCGCCCCGCTGGGGCTCTCGCTCCACGAGCAGACCGGGCAAAGCCAGATCCAGGTATGGCGCAACGATGGCACGCAGGCTACGCCGGTCTGGACGGCCATGACAGTGCTGACCACCCTGAGCGTCACTCCAACCGGCAACCAGGTGCTTTTCGACTTCAACAATAAGACACTTCAACAATCCGCAGTATGGCCGAACCTGACCAATGCGATCAAGATCAACTGTCGCTACGAAGTCCCGCTGGATGATCGTTTCACGGATCAGAACTCCGTGGCACTTTATAACCTGCCCTGCTTCCTGGATGGCGAGATCGACAACGCAAACATCACGGACAAAACTACCTCGAAGCTGATCGCGAGCGGGTTTCTAAAAGGGAACTCGATGGGGCTCAAGTCATACGGCTGTACCGTCTGGCAGCCCGGGTTGCGTTCGGGGATGACGATCACAGTGGAAAACGCGGCGCATGGAATCAATGGGTCGTTGCTGATCCAGTCAGTGACAACGCGGCTGGACAATGGCGGGTATGCGGAATTCGACCTGGCATTGGGAAGCTACATGCCGAGCCTGGTCGATATCTTTTTGAAGATCGCACAGAACGCGCAACCGCTGCCGGTCTATAACCCGAGCACTGTATTGCAGGAAATGCTGCAAAGCAACGATCAGCAGACCCAGTCGGACACCTATTCTGTGGCTGCATCCAATTC